TAGTAGAGATGAAAATGGACTATTAATAAAGTACTATTACTATCCCATAGACAATAGAGCAGAGTGGTTAAGTACCCACTACTGGGATTATGATGCAGGTGTATTTATCAGCAGAGAGCCGTGTCCAAATAAGTATGCTTCTTGGATAGGTAAAGAATGGACCTGGGAGGCTTCAAAGCTATTAGAAGATGTACGCACCGAGCGAACTAATTTATTATGGTTATCAGATTGGACTCAACATGCAGACAGTCCTTTAACAGACTCTCAAAAAACAGAGTGGGCAGCATATCGAACAAAATTAAGAGATTTTCCTTCAACCGTAGGAAACATAACTTCACTTGAAGATGTTACGTGGCCAACAAAACCTAGTTAGTGAACCAGCTTTGGTACTATAGGTGGAAAAAGTACTCTCTCGCTCCGAAACGTATTGGTCTCATTGTTGATGTATGGGTATAGAAAAATACTACTTGACATTCGACCTAGGTTAATCTATAATTGTAGAAAATGGAAAAAAGAACCCAGATGGTAAAAGTAACTTACAAACACTGGAAAACAGGCAAAGAACTAGAAGTAATCGGTACTATGCCTCCTCAGTACAATAATGGCATTAGTGATAGGATACTTGTAGAGAAACCTGACGGATCTTTTGAAGACGTAATTAAATCAACTATTGTAAGGGTAGAGGAATGGTCTCCCAATTAAATAAACTATTAGTGTTAATGCTGCTCGCAGTTCCAGCAATAGCACAAGAAACAACGACAGAAATAGAGCCAATTATAACAGAGTCGACAGTAACATCTAATACTTCGACAACGTTAAAGTCTCCACCTCCGTCAGCTATTAGTCCCACAATTAATACATCAAATTCAGACTTATGTACTTTTGGTGTAGCGGGTGCAATACAAACACAAATACTTGGTGTGTCTACAGGAACCCAAGTTACAGATGATAACTGCGAAATGTTAAAAAATGCAAAAACCCTGTATGACATGGGCATGAAAGTTGCAGCAGTATCAGTCATGTGTCAAGATCAGCGCGTATTTGAAGCAATGTTAAATGCTGGCACACCTTGCCCTAAAGATGGATTAATTGGTGATGCAGCAAGAACGGCTTGGGAAGTAGCAGAAAATCCAGAGCCTAAAGCCGAAGAAAAAGAAGAGAAGGATTTTACGAATGATGAAAAGACTCTCATTGGCGTTGGTGGCGTTAGTATCTTATTCCTCTTACTCCTACTCTGAGGAAGTATACGGATCTACTAACAATGCTTCCGCAGCAGGGCTTAACTGGGTGATGACAAATGTACTTCCTCAGTTTGCCGGATTAGAGATCAATGGCCTTGTTTATCAATATACTGCTGTAAAAGATCCAGAGTCTGACATGATCGTATATGTACAGAACGAATACGCAGACGGTAATGGATATATTTTTCGAAATGCAGATGATTGGTCAGGACTTCCTGGAAATACAATTAATAAGTCATTTGTAATTCCAAACTCTCTTGGAGAGCTTTGGGGGAACGGATCTATACAAATAGATGGCGAAGGTAGCGTAGAAGATCCCTCCGTAATTTATACATATAAGTATGATACTTGTTTTGATCCGCAAGCAGACCCTAACTGTCCCGGATACGAAGAAATAGTAGAAGTACCTGAAATTCCTTTTTCCGATCCATTAGAAGACCAACTTGTTTTAGATGAGTTAAATAGACAAGCTCAAATTGATCGCGAAGAAGAGGAAGAAGATAGAAGGCGCAGACAAAGAGAAAGTAAGATAAAAGATGCGCTAGAAAACTTACTTGGAGATGGATCCAATCCAGAACTACTTTCTGCAGAGGCAGAAAAAATGGCACTCGCATTATTTAGTGTAAATCTTCCTACTGACTATTATAGTCCTCTAGAAGGAGGCGAGTACATAGAAACGGTTATACTGAATGGCGGAGATATTCAAGATAATCAAAAAGCAAGACGAGCAAACTTTGCTCAACAAGTGTTACATCAACAAATGGTAGACTCTCAATATGGGTCAGATGCTTCGGCACAACAGGAGAAATAAATGTTAAAGCCAGTTATTGTACTTGCAGGTTGTCTAATTGCTACAGGTGCAGCTGCTAATACAGAAATCATTGGTACAGTAGATTCTAAATGTATTGTTATCAGCGAGACTGCGGGTATCTATGGAAACCCAACCCCTAATTTACTTACTACAAACCCTTCAAACGGTGGAGTAAAGCCGATTATTCGATATGATGTAATTAGTGCAGAATACTACAAAGCTAGAATTAGCTACCCAGATGCATTTTCTACGGCTCCTAGTTTAGATGATGTTGTAACTTGGGACGGTAGTGTATCTGTGGCAGAAGTTTCTAATACAGATATGTCGGCTTACGACGACAACAAAGTAACTTATAACAATGTTACTGAATATGAATTAACCGTTGCAGGAAGTACTTGGTTTACGATTGCTTCTGAAGCAGACTATGGTAGTAACAAGTCCCTCCCCGCAGGCACCTATAACGCTGTCGTGGAGGCTGAGTGTATACCTCTCTAAGACTTGGAATTGTTTTTCTTCTGTTAAGTTTGAGTAGTGGGTACGTAAGTGCCCACGAGCTCACTCCTACTTATGTAGAGTTAAAACAATCATATGTAGCAAACGTACTAACAACATCTGTTTATTTATGGAACGGTAGAGCAGATGTACTTTACTATGAAGTAAATGTCTACGATAAAGATATGAAAGAAGTAGAATTTTTTTCACTTCCTTCAGAAATAATAAAACTACAGTATACAAAACGTCAAAAGATTGATGTATACATGTCTTCATTAAACGCAAGAAAAGCTGTATACATTTGCACACGTTCTCAGATACTCAAAGGCTTAAAACAAAAAACAGTAATATCATCAAAGATTTGTTCAAAAATCAAGTGAGGTTGCGTGAAATATTTCAGCGCAGTAATAATAATTTTAGTAATAATGATTACTCCAAAAGCGTTTGGACAATCATTAAATTTAAATCTTCCTCAATCTCCTTCTAGCTATCAATCAGATAGATTTAGACACGGAGACTTAGATTGCTCAAATGCAATCGGAGGTGGCACAAATTTAGAGTTCGGGGTCGTAGGACTTCTGGACCAACAGCAACAACCATACGAGACTATAGGTCCCAATAGTAGTAGTCAAGTATTTGGAGACTATCAAAAAGATGTAGGTGTCTATGCTCGCATAACAATACCTTTAGACAAACCGAAAGAACGTATCAATTGCAATACTTTATACCAACTTGCACTTGAGAGAGAACGTCTAGAGGTACAGCGACTGAAAGAAGAAGTTAATCAGCTTCGAAGACTTCAGTTCGAAAATAGCAAAGAGGAATAATGGCAGAGTTTGAATTTGCAGGAATGACATTTAAGGGCGGCAAGGCAGCAATTGTTTTGACTGCCCTTTCTACTTTAGGAGGCGCTTCCTGGGCAGCTTTCGAGTTTTACGCAGACTACATGAACATGAAAGAAATAGTAGAGAATATTGACGTAGGTGTAATTGAAGCACGAAATGCAGTAATCGAAACAAAACTAGACGAAGCAATAGACTATACTCGAGATATTAAAAACTCCTTAAAAGATGATATAACTCGTATAGAAAGAGTCTCTGATTCCACATCTTCTCGTGTAAAAGACATTCAAAGCGAGATTGATGAAAGACTTCGAGACATGTCAGATCTTACCAGAGAAACAGAAAAAGACGTAAGAGATACGATGCGTGATGTAGAGAATCGTATCGAAGCTGATATGGAAAAGCTAGAGACGGATCTTGAAGATAAACTACAAAAAGCTTTAGACAACCCCTTAGCGGATTAAGGTACCAAAAATAAACCTTGACTTTGCAACTGGCATGGAGTAGAATTGCAAAATGGGAAAAGAAGTTACGACAATATCCCCTGAGGGACTGGAAGTTGCCAATTGTTATCTACAGTACGGCAATATTCGTGCTGTGTGTGAGTACATGGGCGTTCCTGAAAATCAAGTGGTTGAGTTGCTCAACAAGCGAGAAGTTAAGAAATATATTGATACTGTCTATTTAGATATGGGCTATCGAAACAAAAATAATATTGCTACTGTACTAGACGAAATGATTGCAAGCAAACTAGAAGAAGCTCAGGAAACTGGAGTATATTCTTCTAAAGATTTAGCAGACCTACTACAGATGGCTCATAAAATGCGTATGGACGAAATCAAAGCGCAAGCTGAGTTACTTAAAGCCGAAACAACTAATATTCGTAATCAAACAAATGTTCAGATTAACGATGCAGCCCTACCTTTTGGTCAAGGCAACTACGGTAAGCTCATGGAGAAACTAGTAAATGGATCAGGAGAATAGAATACGAAACATGGAGCTAGAGATGGCACAACATGAGGCTCAGTGTGAAGAAAGGTGGAAAACGACTTTTAATCGTCTTACAGATATTGAAGATGGGTTAAAGCGTATCGAAAATAGAATTATGGTATCAGGAGGCAGTATTATAGTTTTCCTCGCAGGAGTAATTGTAACATTACTCATGGGCTAATGGGTGCGTCGACACATAAATTATGAGTTTCAACCACGACAAAATAATAAATATTTAAAAGACTTTGTTTTTGCATGTTCTATAGGTTTTAACATAGGACTAATAATAGGGCTGCTAATGGTAGCATTTTCGTAGGAGAAAAAAATGGATATAAGAATCTTTAACAAAGGAGCCGGGTGGAGAATAACTGTTAGCAATGAAACCCGTCTTGTTGCAGAAGATTGGGATGAAGTACATGCTTTTATGGAAAGATTGCTTCTTCCTACACCTGAAGTACGTGATATGACCGCTTATGAACTTAAGCAAGCTTTGGTAGATGCCGAAGACGGAGAAGAGTAATGCCAGCAGGTAAAGGAACTTACGGTAAAAAACGCGGACGCCCCGCCAAAAAAGGCAAGGGTAAAAAGAAGGCTATGGGCGGATTAACGGCGGCCCAAAAGAAGTTGCCCCCAGCGTTGCGAAAGGCACTCATGAAGAAGAAGCGTGGCGGTAAAAAGAAGAAGTAAGCGAAAGGCTGCTAAAAAGCGTCCAGTACCAACTAATAAAAAACTATATGCAAGGGTAAAAGCTCAAGCTAAAAGAAAATTTGCGGTATACCCCTCTGCTTATGCAAACGGTTGGTTGGTTAAAACTTATAAAGCCAAAGGCGGTAAGTACCGCATGGGCAAATAAATGGCTAAACCAAGAGGTGGATTAACTAAGTGGTTTAAAGAAAAGTGGGTAGATATTTCCCGCCCTAAAAAGGGCGGGGGGTATAAACCTTGTGGTCGTAAGACATCTAAAAAGGGAAAATATCCTAAATGTGTTCCTGCATCTAAAGCAGCACGTATGACAAAGGCTCAAAAGAGATCGGCAATACGACGCAAAAGAGCGGCAGGTAATCCAGGCGGAAAGCCGACCATGGTAAAAACATTTACCAAGTCGAAGAGGAGAATGAGACGTGGCGGCAAAAAGAAAAGGTAAAAAGCGTGATCCAAGATTAGCACGTGCTAGGGTAAAAGGGTTCAACAAACCTCGTAGAACTCCAGGCCACCCAAAGAAGTCCCACATCGTCGTAGCAAAGGTAGGTGACAAAATCAAAACGATTCGATTTGGGCAAAAAGGCGCTAAGACTGCAGGAAAACCAAAAGCAGGAGAAAGCGCCGCAATGAAAGCAAAGCGTAGAAGCTTTAAAGCACGTCATGCGAAGAATATCGCTAAGGGTAAAATGAGCGCAGCTTATTGGGCCGATAAGGTGAAGTGGTAGTGTTTGATTTAGAGACAAAACATTTAAATAATACTTGGAAGTATCGTTATGATACTGATCAGTATGGTAAAAAAGATCACTGGAAAGTGATGAAAAGGCCTCCCTATGAAGGAGACTGTGAAGACTACTCACTTACAATGCTTTATTTAATTAGTGAAAAGTCGTGGTTAAAATTTTGGTTCTACTTGTTTACCTTTAAAGCAAAACTCTGTTTTGTAACTACTAAGAACGGTGGTGGGCATGGGGTTCTTAAATTTGATAAATTGTATATTGATAATTGGAGCAAAAAGTTTGTTTCCAAACAAGAAATGGAAAAGCTGGGACATAGATTCCATCCTTGGAGATTCCTGCCTACGACGGTAGCAATCAAGATGCTTATAGCAAAACTAAGAGGGTAATATGGAAGATAAAGGATTTCACCCAGCAGATACAAATGGAGACGGAGAAGTTACTCCAGAAGAGCAAGCAATGTATCTAGAGTTTAAGCGCAAAGAGTTAGAAGACAAAGACGCTCAACGAGATGCAATTCGTAAGATGGCATGGTTTTCTTTAGGAGGATTACTTCTTTATCCTTTTGGTATCTTTCTAACATCTTTGTTTTCGTTAGACCAAGCGGCAAATTTAATTGCAGATATAGCTCCAACTTATTTTGCCTCAATCGCAGTACTTGTGTCGGCCTTTTTCGCCGCAGATGCAGTAGGGAGTAAAAAATAATGGAAATGTTACTTGATTTAGTAATGACTTTTTGGCAGTGGACAGTATTTGCAGTACTTGTAGTAATTGGTTTTATTTTTACTAAGTTTGACGGACAAGGTGAGCACCGTGTAGGGTTTAAATATTCTGAAATGCCTCATATGAAACCTCTTCCAATACAAACAAAAGATAAAGGATTCTTTAAAGGAATTTGGATGTGGCTGATGGGCGTTCGTCAGTGGGAAATTTGTGATGACTTTCATTTTGAATTAAAAGGGAAATCTTACGTAGTTCCTAAAGGCTTTGAGTTTGATGGAGCTTCCGTGCCTAAGTTTTTAGCTATGTGGTTATCCCCTACAGGCGTACTACTTATGGGAGGTCTTGTTCATGACTATGCTTATAAGTATGCGTGTTTAAAAGAAGCTTCTGGAGAGCATACACCTAAGATGACTCAGAATGAGGCAGACAAACTTTTTCGTGATATTTGTATCGAAGTAAATGGATTCAAGCTGTTAAACTATCTTGCTTATTGGGCACTAGCAGCAGCAGGTTTTGTGGCTTGGAACGGCCACAAGAAGAGAGGAACTCACGTATGAAATATCTAAGTAAACTTATGGGCGAACGCAGCACTGCAGACGGTTTGATGCTTACTGCAGTTTGTGGAGGATTTTTAGTATTAGGCGGCCTTGCAAAAATAGTAGCTTGGGTTGGTCTAGCCTGGGGTTTATATACATTATTTAAGACGGAGTCATAATGTTTGGAATGTTAAAAATGCTGCCTATTGTAATTGTACTTGCTGGTGCAGGGTACGCCTATCATACAACTGTTGTAGGACAGAAAGACCTTGCGATAGTGCAGCTAGAAAAGAATAATGTAATTTTAAAAGAAAATACTGTAAAATTAGAAATTGCTTTTGAAACTGCAGAAAAGGCAAGAGTTCAATCAGAACAAAACTTGCAAAAACAACTTAAAGTAATCGGAGAGCTTAGCGAAAAGAACAATGCTATGCAAGAAGAAATGGACGACTACTTATCTATTTTTAAAAGACACGACCTTACAAAGCTATCAAAAGCAAAACCAGGGCTTATACAGCCTAGAATTAATAATGGTACTAAGGAAGTGTTTCGAGCAATAGAAGAAGCGAGTAAAGAGGTGGAAAATGCGGATTCTAATTAGTTTATCTTTAATACTGCTTGGAGGCTGTTCGATATTACAGCCGCAACCCTTACCAGCACCAGAACCAATTATTAAAACGGTTACTGAATATAAAACATTGGAAATTTATCAGCCTCCGTTACCTAAAGCTATAAATTTACAAGACATTGAATTTTTTGTTGTTACAGAGAAAAATTTTGAGGAGCAAGTAGCCCGCCTCAAAAAATTACAGGATGGATCTTACGTACTTTTCGGAATTACTCCTTTAGACTACGAGAACATGTCCTATAATTTACAAGAGCTTCGTAGATATATTCGACAGCAAAAAGAAATAATTATTTATTATCGCGAAGCCACACAAAATGATGTTGGTACTGACGCCGAAGATTGGCTGGAGCAGAACGACAAAACAATAGAAGATCAAAAATCAGAGTAAGATAAAATGACAATAGAAATTAGTCGTTTAGATATAGCATCTGACGAACTTCACCTTTTACAATCTGAGACACGCTTTCTTAAGTTAGCCGTAGCTCCCTACCTGGAGCTATTAGGCGTTACACCTTTACCCTCTCAGGTAGCAATTATAAATGCGATTAATAACCCTAAATATCGTTTTGTATGTGCAGCAGTATCGCGAAGACAAGGCAAAACATATATCGCAAACATAATCGGGCAGCTAGTATCGCTAGTTCCTGGTTCTAACATTCTAATCATGTCCCCCAACTACTCGCTGTCTCAGATTTCTTTTGATTTACAAAGAAATCTAATAAAACATTTTGACTTAGAAGTAACAAAGGACAATGCAAAAGACAAAGTTATAGAATTGAGCAACGGCTCTACAGTCCGAATGGGTTCTGTAAACCAGGTTGATTCCTGTGTAGGAAGAAGTTACGATTTAATTATATTTGACGAAGCGGCGTTGGCAGACGGACGTGATGCGTTCAACGTAGCTCTTCGACCTACTCTAGATAAAGATAACTCAAAAGCTATTTTTATCTCTACTCCTCGGGGCAGGAACAACTGGTTTGCTGAATTCTTCGACAGAGGATTTAATGATGAGTTTCCTGAATGGTGCTCTATACGAGCTACTTATAAAGATAATCCGAGGATGTCTGAACTGGATATATCGGAAGCTAAAAAATCTATGTCCGATGCTGAGTTCCGGCAAGAGTATGAAGCTGACTTTAACACTTATGAAGGACAGATATGGAACTTCAATCATGAGACTTGTGTCACCAATAATGAAGCTCTCGACATATCTAGCATGGATGTATTTGCTGGTCTCGATGTGGGTTATCGTGATCCAACTGCATTTTGCGTCATAGCGTATGATTGGGATGAGCAAACTTACCATATATTAGCGGAGTACTTAGATGCTGAAAAAACTACTGAGCAGCATGCTCTTAAAATACAGGAATACATTGATAAGTTTGACATTGATTATATTTATATTGACTCTGCTGCACAGCAAACTCGATTTGACTTTGCACAAAATTATGACATTAGCACCATCAACGCTAAAAAATCCGTACTTGATGGAATTGCACATGTAGCAGGTATAGTAGATAATGATAAATTACTTGTTGATCAAAGATGTGATGAGGTGTTATCTTGCTTAGATCAATACCAATGGGACCCAAATCCTAATTTAGCTAGAGAAAAGCCAAAACATAATCGAGCATCCCACATGGCAGATGCTTTAAGATACGCACTATATTCGTTTGAAACAAGTCAGACCGGGTTCTAAAGACACCTGTAAAAAATAGTATTTGACAATTTATCCTACAGAGGCTATAATTCAAAATGAAAAAGCTCAAAAGAGATCCAGTAAAATATATAAGAGATCGCGCGAAATCAAAGTATGAAAAGGGCACAGAGTGTGAAATTTGTGGATCAGACACTCAATTAGATTTTCACCACTTTTACACTTTAGCACCACTACTAAGGGAGTGGTTAAAGAAGAAACAAAAAGAGCGCCCAGATCACTACGTAGATGAATATATTACTATTTGGCGAGATGAGTTTATAGAAGATAAGTGGGCGGAGCTGTACAACGACACAGTGACACTTTGCCATAAGCATCATTTGGAACTGCATAGACTGTATGGCAGAAATCCAGCCCTAGTGACAGCTAAAAAGCAAATGCGCTGGGTAGAGATTCAAAGAGAAAAACATGGCATGGTATGACAGATTAATTGGACGCACCCCTGAGGTTGACGATGAAAAGTTAAACCCAGCACAGCCCTACTATGACCATAAAATAGATCCCTCTCGTGAACGTACAATAAGTTACGAGCGGGCATACGAAGACCTCGAAATTGTAAATAGAGGCGTAAACTTAATTGTAGATGATGCTGCCGAAATACCTTTAACAGTAGGTGGGCAGGTTCAAGGAATGCAAAGTGTAGTAAAAGGTATTAAACGTTCACGTGTAGATTTACTATTAAATAAAGAGCCCAACCCTTTTCAAGACATTAGCACTTTTCGTCGTAACTTAATTACTGATTTTTTAATTGACGGAAATATATTTATTTATTTTGATGGAGTACACCTTTACCACTTACCCGCAAATAAAATGAATATCCATGCTAGCGATAGCACTTACATTGAAAAATTTACATTTAATGAAATAATAAATTATAAGCCTAGTGAGATTATTCACATAAAGGACAACTCATTCTACTCTATATATCGAGGCGTATCGCGCCTGAAGCCTGCTCTTCGTACTATGGTACTTATGAGAAGCATGCGAGACTTTCAAGATAACTTCTTTAAAAATGGCGCTGTTCCAGGTCTAGTACTTAAATCCCCGAACACGCTATCAGAAAAAATTAAAGAAAGAATGATTCAATCTTGGACTGCTCGTTACAGACCAGATGCAGGCGGAAGACGGCCTCTTATCCTTGACGGCGGTATTGAAATTGACTCGGTAGCAAATGTAAATTTTAAAGAATTAGACTTTCAAAGTGCAATTGCAGAAAATGAAAAAATTGTACTAAAAGCACTAGGAGTTCCTCCAATTATGTTGGACTCAGGTAATAACGCAAACATTCGCCCAAATATGAGAATGTATTACCTTGAAACTATTCTTCCTATTATCCGGAAGATGAATTTTGCACTAGAAAGGTATTTTGGGTTTGAAGTATCCGAAGATATAACAGATATTCCAGCTCTACAACCAGAGTTACGAGACCAGTCACAATACTACTCTGCGCTGGTAAACACTGGGATTATTTCACCAAACGAAGCGCGAGATGCGCTCGGATTTGACCCAGTAGATGGATATGATGATTTGCGAGTACCTGCGAACATTGCAGGGAGCGCAGCAAACCCAGATGAGGGCGGTAGGCCCGTAGAGGAAGAAGGAGAAGAGTAAATGGCAGTTCGTCAAAAGCAAAAAGTTCTAGATACAATTTATGCGCATTTTAAAGAGTTTGAATTACCTTTAGATATTGAGTATAAAAACTATGCTGCAATTGTTGGAGCTAGAGAAGCTGTACACGCTATTTCAGTTAAAAGAAGTTTTAAGGCATGGAAATACATACTTCATGCTCTAAAAAAGAATTACCCTGATCTATTAGAAGAACCAAAACCGGAGCCAGCACCTAAGCCAGCTCTAAAACCTGCTCCGAAGCCTAAAGCTCCGAGCAAGCCTGCAACCGCAGAAAAGAAGAGTGAAGAATAATGGAAAAAATATTTAATCTTACTTCTACTTTTAAGGCTTTGGACGAAGCAGACGATGGCATTCATATTTGTGGAATGGCTAGTACCGCTGACTTTGACCGCGCTGGAGATACTATTTCAGCAGAAGCATGGACAAAAGGTGGTTTACAAAATTTTGAAAAGAACCCAATTATTCTTTTCAACCACGATTACAATAAGCCTATCGGCCGCGCTACAGGACTTAAAGTCACTGAAAACGGTCTAGAGCTTAAAGCAAAAATTTCAAAATCTGCTCCCGATCACGTGGCGCAGTTAGTTAAAGAAGGTATCCTTGGAGCATTTTCTGTTGGTTTCCGAGTCAAGGATGCTGATTACCTATCGGAAACTGACGGATTAAAGATTAAGGACGCTGAGTTGTTTGAAGTATCGGTAGTATCGGTACCTTGTAACCAAGCAGCTACTTTCTCTCTGGCGAAGTCATTTGACTCTATTGAAGAGTACAATGAGTTCAAAAAAACTTTCACTAATAGTGTAGATCTAGCCGGTCAGTCTCTGGCTAAGGATGAAGATTCATTTGAAGCTAGTGATACACCGGATGGAACTGAAAAGTCAGTTCAAAAGGAGATGACAATGTCGGAAGTACAAACTCCCGAAATCGACCTGGACGCTTTTGCTAAGAAGGTGGCAGAAGAGACTGCTGCTAAGATTGCAATTCGACAGGCCGAAGAAAAAGCCGCAGCAGAAGCTGCACAAAAAGAAGCTGAAGAAGTAGAAGCAGCCAAAGCTATAGAAGCTGAGTCTGTTAAATCAGCAATTACTACTGGTATCGAGTCAGGTGCAGAGCGTTTGCTCGCTGACGTTGAAGCGAAGCTCGCTGAAAAAGATGCTAAGATGGACGAAGTTATTCTTCAGTATAAGAAGGACCTCGAAGAGAAGTCTGACGAAATTACTAAGATGCGTGAGTCTAAGCGAGTATTCTCTGACCGCACAGACGGTGATACAGTCACTAAGTGGGGCAAAGAGTTCATGCACGCACACCTCCTTGGTGTGATGACTGGCAAGGGTCTTGAGAACACTGCTTATGGTCGTGATGTAATCGAGAAAGCTGGCGTAACTTACGCTTCTGCTGCTCCAAACATTGCTACTGAAGTTTCTGGTCAAATCGAGAAGGAAATCATGCGCGAGCTTCGTCTTGCACGTGCGTTCCGTGAGATTCAGATCAACTCACAAGCACAAGTATTGCCAATTCAGCAAGATACTGGCCTGGCTACATTCCAGACTGGCGCTGCTACAGCTGGCAACCTGCAAACTCGTGGCGGTGCAGCACCTCAGCCCGCACAGGTAGTTCTCAAGGCATATCGTTTGATCTCAACCACGTTGATGGATAACCACGTTGACGAAGAGATTCTTATCAACTTGATGCCTATGCTTGTTGAGTCTGTAGCACGTTCACACGCTCGTGCTGTAGATGATGCACTTCTTAACCACGTTGCTACTGGTGGATCAGACGAATTTGATGGTCTTATCAAGCTAGCAGGCAGCAATAAAGTTGACGTTCTTGACGCAGCTGGAGGCAACTCAGTTGACCTCGTAGTAACTGCATCTGAGTTCCTTGACGCTCGTAAGCAAATGGGTAAGTATGGCATGATGCCTGAAGAGCTCGTATACGTTGTATCACAGGCTCGATACTACGATCTGATTGCTGATGCCGCATTCGCGGACATTACAGACGTAGGCTCAGACGTTGCGACCAAGATTACTGGTCAAGTTGGTGCGATCTTCGGTACTCCCGTAATCGTATCTGACAACTTCCCTGCAGAAGCTAATGGCGCTTCAGTAGGTCTCGCGGTCAACGTCCGTAACTTTGCTATTCCACGCCTCCGAGGTGTGAATGTAGAGCAAGACTACGAAGTAATGAACCAGCGTAACGTTATCGTTGCTACTCAGTCTCTCGGCTTTAACCAGCTCGTAGCAGACACAAGCACCGACAAGTCAGTTATCAAGCTCGCTCGTACCGACGCTTAATAACTAAGCTATAGAAACTGGGGAGGTTCTCCTCCCCAAGTTTTTACTAATTGACTTATTATGACAGATTTAGTAACTCTTGCAGAATATAAAGAAGCCGAAGGCATCACTAGCCCTAAGGAAGACCTTCGTCTTGCAACTTTAGTTCCTGCAGTGAGTCAATTAGTAAAAACTTATTGTGGTAATTCTTTGATAGATTACTACTCTACAAACAAAGTAGAAACTTTTAGTATAAACTGGGACACTCATGTAGTACAACTAACAGAGAGTCCTGCTAATGCTATTGTTTCTGTACAGAAAAGAGATTCCGTTTCAGAAAGTTACAGCACCGTGCCAACAACAGACTATTATCTAGACACAGCGACGGATAGTGTACTGTATGTAACGGGATCTACCTATAAAAACTGGCCTAAAGGAGCTGGTTCAGTTAAAGTTACGTATACTGCGGGCTATGCAGCAACTCCTGTGGATTTAAAGCTTGCAATATTTGATTTGATTACGTACTATTTAAAAGATGAGCACAAAGAAAGACGTACATTAGGAGGAGCTAGCATACAAAACGCAGGCTCTACAAGTTTACGTGATAGTGTTGCTTTCCCTGATCACATCAAGCGAGTATTAGACTTGTATAAAAACTTTTAAATGAGCAGTAATAGCATACGAAAAGAAGTAAGTTTTAAACTGCTACAGGATATAGACAGGGCAGAAAGAAACATAGTTTCTGTAGCTTCTCGAAAAGTTTTTCAAACAGCCCAAGTTAGTCAATGTTTAGTTTTAGATAGAAAGGGCATAACTGCATTAGTAAAAGGATTTGAAGCAGGTATAGGAAGAAAGCTGACTACATATGAAAGAGGCAAATATAGACCTGCCGTAAAAGCTTTCTTTGTTAGTATAAAAAAGTCTTTTCCAGAAATACCAGAAAAAAAGCATTTTGTTAGAATACTTGCACAGCACAGGCTAAAACTAGATGTAAATATAGTTTACTTAGGTGTATCTTTTCAAACAATTAAAGATACTTATCACAGATTTAATGAAGACTTTATAACGAGTGAAAAAACTCCTAAAAGCTTAAATGACGAAAAATATAGTAGAGAGGCGGCATCAAAGCAAACAGAATTTGATCATGGCGCACAAGGTACCGCAGTTGCTACTTTAGGAGGAGGCGCCGCCGCAGTTGCAGTTGCTTTAGATAGAGGCACTGATTTTGATGAGTTAAAGCAAGTAGCAAGCGACAATTTACTAGCTTTAATTGATAGCAGAATGGCTGACTTATCTAAAAGTGCAAAATCAAAAGTATACAATAGACTTTTTGATATTGTTATTAACTGGGAACAGATAGTAAGTTCTTCTGGAGGAGTAAAAGAAGGCGCAGGAATTGTAGTAAGTGCTCGTTTAAGAGATGAAAACAATAAAAGAGCTTCTATAGAGAAAGAAGAATTTAATATTTTAGTAGATGCTATTGATGCTGCTGCTCAAAATATAGATTGGACAGAGGTAAAAGGATCTAGCAACTTGCGTCAGAAGATGCAAAAACGAGCCATAAAATCCCTTACAGATAGACTAGAAGCTATAGGTGCTGATGTAAAATTAGATCCTGAACTAAAGAAGGCTCAAGAAAAAACAAAAAATAAAGTTACTGATAAGTCTAAAAAGAACAATAAAGGCAGCAAAACTTCGGCGTACTCTAAAAAGCGAGGAAAGCTTGCAGGGGCTGTACTTGCTGCTAAAGGTGCACCTAAGCGCAAAAAAAGTAATGTAAATATTACTTCACTACTAGGTATTTTAAACGATCAACTACCAAAAGTAGTAGCTAAAAATATGGGAGCCCCTGCACTTAATTACAGAACAGGTAGATTTGCAGGAAGTGTTCGTGCTACTGACATAGCAATAACTGCAAAAGGACATCCAAGTATTGGGTACACATATTTACGAGATCCCTATGAAGTATTTGAATCTTCTAGTGGATCTAGATTTTCTAGTGTAGCAAGAGACCCTAGAAAGCTAATTGATTTTTCAATAAGAGAGATTGCTGCATCTCAAGTAGTTACTAGATTATATACTAGGAGAGTATAATGACAAATGCAAGAGTTTATACTTCTCGTAGAACAAATATTGTAGAAGCCTTAACAGAAAAGTTAAAAAACATAGATGGATCTGGGGCTTTTCTTTCAGATGTAGCAAACAATGTTCACCCTCAACTTAAGTTTTGGGATGAAGTGGAGGATTTTCCTGCTATCCATTTAAATGCAGGTGCAGAAACACGAGAATACCAAGCAGGCGGTTATAAGGATAGATTTTTAAGCGTTACAGTTAGGTGTTATGTAAATGAAGAAGATGCTCAATATCATTTA